AGAAATTGAACATGTATTTTTAAAAGCGAAAAAACTTCAAGAGGAAAATAAAATCCTCAAAGAAGGACTCCAAAAATTCAGGAGTGTAGGCGTATGAGTTGCAAATACAACAACTCAATGTATACGATTACTCCACCTGAAGATGAGGTCGAGTTTGATTATCTTGAACAGATATTATTGTCTGAGGATTATGAAACCCAGGAAGAAATAGATCATAGGTTGGCTGATGAATATAAGCAATTTCAAATCTATGAATTGTCTGATGAGCAAATGTTGGAGTTTGCTCGTGCAGGTGAACTAGCTTACGGGGGTAAATGAATGTTCACTCCAGACTTTTGGGAAACAGAAAACAAGATTGGTAATGCCTTATACAGGATCAACCAGTCACAGTACAAGGATTACTGTGAAATAGATGAACTGTTCGTATTTCTAGTACAGGAATATCCTGAGCAAAGGGAATTGTTCGAAACATTATACGGGGAGTATGCGGAGTATGTTGAGGAACAAACCCGCTTAAGGGAATTGAAAGATTTCCTTAATACTCCTGGTATGAAAAAAGAAGTTAAGTATAAAGTGTTGGAGGCTCAATTATGAGTCTCTTCAACAATAAACCTACTCCAGCAAGACTCCATAAAAAAGTGTCCTGGAGAGAAAAGTATGAAGTTGAAATAATCTTTGCAAAAGGAATAATTTTAATAATTTTATTATTCCTCTTCGCATTCTGTATTGTGGGACAGATGGATCCCTACACTAATGGGTGTTTAGTATGATTACTTATGATCAGCAAAACAGGTTTTACAATCAATTATTAGAAATTGTTGAAAAAATGGGCGGACGTATTTCTGCCCATGGAAACTTACATGGGGGTGTTTTCATATCTGTAATTGTTTTTCATGACAGTACTTATGAGAACACACGTGATATTATGAATACTTTACAGGAACTGTGTGGTGGTGAAATCCAGTATCATGAATACTGGGTGTCAAAAGGTTTCATTCCACACTCTCAAGCATCTTTGGAGAATATTAGTGAATCTAAAGTGTTGGAGATTATTGGTGAGTTACAGGATGATGAGTATTACAGTATCGATGATGAATACCATGATTTAGATGATGGGGGTATTATAAATGGGTGAAGTTCAGGATTTAAGTCATGATATTGGTAACATGACTATATATGAAAAGCTGGCAAGAATGCAAAATGAAATGCATGACACAGGATTTGAAAAAACAGGGGATAATAAATTCATTAAAAATAAATACTTCACATTAGATGACTTATTATCCCAAGTAATACCTTTAACAATCAAATATGAAACCACATTAATATTCAGTTTCACTGAACATGGAGTTTTAAAATTAAAAGATTGGAATCCTGAAAAAGGAGAAATAAGCATCAGAGTACCATTCCCAGAACTCAAAAACAGTAACTCAAATAAATTAATTCAAGATATAGGCAGTGCTATAACCTATTTAAAAAGGTATTTACTCATGCAAATGTTTTTATCAATGGAAAAAGATGAAATAGAAGAAGGAGCAGGAAAAAAAGAAAATATTAATTCTAGTGTAAAAAAAGGGAATAATAACTCATTTGATGGTGTGCCTAAAAAGGAAGTGGATGTGGATGAGGTTTTAAACAAGATAAAAGCACATATTCATAAAAAAGACAGTACAATACAAATCACTCCAGTAATGATTAATCGCACTCGTATGAATATGTTTAAAAAGAAAGAAATCGATGAAGTTGAAAGTAGAGCCGTTTTTGAATGGTTTAAAAAACAGGAGAAGGAGGCTAAAAAATAACCTCCATTAATCCTGTTTGTGTGAGGTTAGTTTTCGCACAATTTAAAGCATCAGGTAGTACTGGTAGTAATACTGTGAATTATGATGATGTGGATGGTTGGTGGTGTAGCTGTGAAGATTTTCACTACCGTAAACATGAGTGTAAACATATATGTGAAGCGAAAAAGATTTTGAGGTGATTATTTTATGAAGAGTGTTGATTTTCCTGAGACTGTTTCTGCTAAGGTTACTAGTCGTTGCAAGAAGCTTTTGGAGAAGCATAATATTTCTGTTCGTTCTGCTGTGGAAGTGGGGTTAAATACGTTGCTTTCATCAAAGGGGAGATTGGAGTTTGAGATTATGGAGTTGGATAAGGAAATTCGTGAGGTGAAGCTTGATTTGATTGCTTTGGAGATGGAGCGTGATCAACTTTTGGGTAAACTTGAAGGTTTACATTCTAGCGAGGAACCTGTGGAAATCCACATGTGTAAACAAGTGTACAAATGTAAACAAATGTAAACAGCAACAGAATCAATTTGAAAATGTAAACTTTAAAGTTTACATATAATTTTTTTTAAATGGAGTGCAAACATTATGAAAAAATCAGTAACATTAACAATTGATTCCATGATATGGGAACAAGCAAAAGAAAAATTACCTCAAGGTCGAAGTGAATTTGTTGAAGAACAGTTGAGAAAAGCAATAGGATTGTCTGATGATAAAGAAACAGAACTAAGAAAAAAAATTGCAATACATCAGGATGAAATAAATGTTTTGGAATCACAATTATGTAAAATACGTGAAGAGCGATTAAAAAATGAAAAACAAGATAATGATGAATATGGTAATGCAATGGATACAGTTTATCGTATACATGAACGTTTAGGTTTTGTTGGGAAAAATCAGCTGAAGAATATCAGCAAACAACAAAAAGTGTCTTTTGATGTATTGGTGGGTTGTGTAATTAATGAAGGATTAAAATTAGTAAACTATGCTGAAGGAGTGAAATAATTCATATAAAAAAAAGGTGGAATCATGAAAGATGTATGGCATGAGGTATTAAGAGATAAGCATGAGAGTTTTAAATGGAGTTTACTTATAGACACGGCAATTGAAACAGTGAGGAAGCATAAGCAGAATTATCTGTTAAGTAAGTATGGTGTAGCGGAACCTGGAAGGTTTTGATGAAAGGTTAAAACAGAAGTTAACTCCTGGAGTATGAGTTAGTAACAAGTTGGAGATAATGGAGGAAAAGATAGTATGATGGATGGTTGGGTAGTTTTTAATGTAAGTGTAATTATTAGTTGTTGTTTAGTGTTATGTCTTACTGATTTTTATGATCATTAAGATAGGTTATATTGTAATCAGGAGTTTTTATGAAAGAAGTTAAAAAATACATGGGGGAAATATAATATGATTGATGAGAAATTATTACTATATTTTATTAAGACAAAAAAAGAGGAATTTGAAGAACAATCTTTTACTATTTATAAAGAATGCACTGGTAGTTTGAGAGACATGGAGTATGATGATGTTATAATTCATAGTGTTAATCTTCATACTTTGATGAATGTTACTCGTATTCTTAATAAGTTGATTGAAATGATTGAAGATGGTAAATTCAATGCTTCTGATAATTCAGTTTGTTATGGTGGGGAATGTGAAAAACAATAACTTTAATCTATATGAACAGGTATACATTAGTTTAAGTAGAACAGTCTCCAATTTTGAATGCATAAATGAAGAATTAAAACAAGAAACTATAACCGAAGCATTAAAAAAATCACAAGTAATTAATGAATATGTGAAATACCAGGGTAAACTTTTACCCTTTCACATGTTTTTGAAGTGAAGAAAAACCTACTATCCAAAAATTTAGAAAGAGGATAAGGGAATGTTATTGAAGAAAACATTAAATGATCCACAAACACAATTTTATATTTCAAAATGTAAATACTGTGGAAGAATATTTATTAAATTTGAAAACAAAACAGGTTATTGCAGGGAAGCTTGCAGGACCTGGGCAGTACGTGAGCAGAAAGCAAAGTATCAACAAAAACGTAGAAAATTAATTAATGATGGGGAGTTAATTAGTAATGAGAATAATAAGTTAGGTACTACTTATCTTTCTAATCATAGGCATGATGATTTTAAGAGAGAGTATTTGAGTATTCATAAAGAAGCTAAACGTATAGGAGTAATATTATGAATTTTATTAAGTATCTTAAATTATTAAGAAATCCTAATGAGAAGTATTATTGGTATGATGTTGATAAGGAATGTATTTATATTCCTGGTGAAGATATTGCATTGTATTTAACTATTGATGAAATTGACAGTATTATTTTTCATAGAAAAAAATTTAAAAAGACATCTAAAGAACTTTTTGAAAGGATAATTTTTAATGAAAAGGTTACTTTTTGGACATTGAATTATTTTATTAAAGAATATGAAAAAGGTTTGATGGATCCCATGATTAAATGGATTGTAAATAAGGGATATATCAGT